AGACTGACGGTAAGGAAATACGTAAAATGTATTTTCCAGTTCCGTATAATATGGATTTTGAATTGTCTATTATGACTCTTTTAAATGATGATGCTCTTCAAATTATTGAGCAAATTCTTCCATACTTTCAACCAAACTATACATTATCAATTGACCTTGTGGAGTCAATAGGAGAAAAGAGAGATATTCCGATTACATTAGAAAATGTATCTTTCCAGGATAATTATGATGGAGACTATAATTCAAGAAGAGTTTTACTTTATACTTTAAAATTTGTAGCTAAGACTTACTTGTTTGGACCAGTTCCAGATTCCTCAAAAGATATTATCAAAAAGGTTTCTATTGGTCTTGTTGGTGGAGAATACAGCACCACGGCATCAAGAGGTTTAATCTACAAAGAACCAGTTGCCACAAGAAGTTATGCTGGGAACCTTGTCACTAACTTGGCAACTGATATTGCAGATGTATTATCAATTATAGAAGTAAATGATGCTTCTTCTATTCCAGAAAAATCATATATTACTATTGATGATGAGACAATTTATGTAAGATCAAAATCTGGTAATACTCTGACCGTAACCAGAGGTGCTTATAAAACCAATAATGTTGAGCATGTTGGTGGAAGTGAAGTTTATTTAATTTCTTCAGCAGATAATACATTAATTATTGCTGGTGATGATTTTGGATTTAATGGTTAATACTATGAAAGATAAATTTGAAGATCTAAGTAATGCCTTTGATGTAGATTCATCAATTGTAAAAAAAGAGACTACTGAAATATCTAAAGATATTAAAAGTGATGATTTTGATGTAACTAAAGATTATCAATATACTAGAGGTAACTTATATTCAATCATAGAAAAGGGTCAAGAAGCATTAGATAGTGCGTTAGAACTAGCTATTGATGGTGGTCAACCAAGAGCGTATGAAGTTGTTGGGCAGTTAATTAAAAACGTTGCAGATGCTACAGATAAATTATTAGATCTTCAAAAGAAATTAAAAGATCTTGATGATGATAACTCTAAGAGGGGTGGAACTACCAATGTTACAAATAATGCGGTGTTTTTTGGATCTACAGATGAGTTATCTAAATTTTTAAAGAAACAAAAGGGAAATGATCTTCCAGATAAATAGAAAAAAGTGTTTGTAGAAATGGCAAGTTTTACTATACAACCTGATGACATTAGATCTGGTCAAAAAGCTGCAAAAATAAGAACTCTTGCAAAGCAGGGTGCAACTCAAGGCGAAAGAATGGCAGCCCAGGGTAAAACAAAGGGTCCTAGTATGCCAAAAGTAAAGGCAGGTGATAAAAGTATTAGAGACATTCATGCCGAATATGAACCATCATTGGTTCAAAAAATTCTTGGTGAAGAAGGTTGTGGTTGTGACGAACCCAAATGCAATAACACACCATCTGGCAAAAAATGTCCAATGCATGGAATGAAGGATTGTTCTGTTAAGGAAGAGAAGGATCCAAAAGGTCCTGTTAAAAAATATAAGTCACCAAAAGAAATTGCAACTAAGCATAATGTTTCTGTAGAAGAGATTAAGAAGCAACTTGAGATGGGGATTAAGGTAGAAGGAGAACACACCTCAAGCAAGACTGCAGCGAGAATTACTGCATTACAACATTTAGATGAAGTTCCTGATTATTACACTAAACTTAAAAAAGTTGAGAAGAAGTCTACAACTTCTGAGAGTGTGACTATTGAAGATATGTTTGGCAATAAGTTTGTTGAATTTATTGATTTGATTAAACCAGAAGATGTAGTTGGTAATCAAATGGGTTCAAAAACATTAAATGTTGAGAATCACATAGATGTTGCTATGGGTAAAGAGTTGGATGATGAAGGATCGATGATTCTCAATCAACTCGATCAACTTGAAATGCATTGTAAGAGGATGAAGGAAGTTATCAAAGATCCCAAAATGCAGGTTCCTGCATGGGTACAATCTAAAGTAACTCTTGCAACTGATTATATGGATGCAGTTGCAAATTATATGTCTGGTAAAAATGAAGAGTATGAAATTGATGAGGGTAAAATTCCAGTTACTCGTCAAGCAGGTGAGTTTAGATATTCTGGAAGAACTGGTGAAGAGAAAGCAGAAAGAAGAGCAAGAGTTTTAAGCAATTCTCCAGATCCTCAAAAGCGTAGACAAGCAAATAAAATTCGCAAAACAATAAAAACAGTTGCTGATCGTGACACTGCACAGGCAAGTTCTGCTGCAAGACAAAAACTTTATCGTGGACAGCAACTAAGAGCAAATGATCTTGCGAAGCAATTGATGAGTAAAGAAGAAAATCAAATTGGTGAGGCAGTAAGACTTCCTTCAGAATATGGTAATTTAATTGCAGCGATTGTAATGTGGAGAGGTAGAACACAACAACTTACATTGTTCTTCCCTCAGGCAAAAATGCCATCTAAAAAAGATGTTCAAAGAGAAGTTGAAAAGATTTATCCTGGTGGTAAGGTAATCTCATTTGGTATCACTGATATTGCAAGTAATTATTCTGCAATTGATGCTCCGATTGTTAGAGTTGGTTATCATGGTGGAAATCTTGGTAAGCCAGGACCTAGTAAGAATTATGTAAAACCTATGGGTGAAGAAGTTAAAGTTGATGAAGATTGGCAATCAGTCAATCGTAAAGATAAGACTGATGGATTAAGTCAAAAGGCAGTTAATGCGTATCGTCGGGAAAATCCAGGTTCAAAACTTCAAACTGCTGTAACTGAGAAAAAACCAACTGGTAAAAGAGCAAAGCGTCGTTCTTCGTTTTGTAGCAGAATGAAAGGTCATAAAGCAAAAAATACATCAGCAGAAACAGCAAGAGATCCAGATTCAAGAATTAATAAAGCACTCCGTCGTTGGAACTGTAACTGATGAAAAGTTTTAAGCAATTTATCTCAGAGTCAGTAAATATCTCTGGAGATTTTAACGGCAATCTTTATATAAATTCCCAACCAGAGCAATCTCAACAGGTTGGTGAAAGTTATGTTGCTGATGTAATGTGGCAAGGTAATCTTTATAGATTGGAGTTAGTAACTAAATCTGGATTACCTTCTAAACAAGAACTTGGTGAACAACTTCAAAAAGAATATCCTGGTGCAATTGTTCATAATATTTTTCCAGCGGAAGAAAAGAACTTTAACATTAAAAACGCACAAAGATACCACCCATCAAAGTTAGAGTGGATTGATTAATTTATGGCTCAATTTAATAAAAATGATCAGGATTTCCTAAATCAGGAAAGAACCCTTTTTGAGGTGAATATGATTGCCAATAAAAATGGCAATGTTGTTACAACAAGTAATCCATTTCCTGTCACTGGAGATTTTGAAATATCTGGTCAGGAATATACAAGTAAAAATAGAGCTAAAGTATCTCCATATCAAACGGTATTTTTCAATACTTTCCAGTATGGTCTAGAGACTGATGTATGGGACACATCAATCGTAGGTATTGCTTCTGCAGTTCATAATCCCAATGCATCCAATGTTACAATGTCTGTTGGAGTCACAACAGGTTCCAAAGTGATCCGACAAACCAGGCATGTAATGCGTTATATTCCTGGTAGAGCATCTACAATATCTTTTGCAATTCGTCTGGAAACTCCAGTGGTAGGAATTCGTAGAAGATTTGGAATTTTTGATGAGAGAAATGGTGCTTTCTTTGAGGATGATGGTGGAACATATGCTTGCGTTATTCGTAGTTCTACAACAGGAATTACATCAGAAACAAGAATAGTCAGAGATAACTGGAATGGAGACAAATTAGATGGTTCTGGACCTAGTGGTATAATTGCAAATCCAGTTCCACAACAGATGATTAATATTGAATATGAGTGGTATGGTGCAGGTGAAGTAAAATTTACTTTTACCATTGATGGAGAAACTCACACAATTCATAGACATCAAACTGCAAACAAATTAAATCAATTATGGTGTGGAACTCCATTCTTACCAATTCGTTGTGAACTTGAGAATGTAACTGGTGTTGCAGGAACTCATTACATGTATCAGGGTTCTAATTCACTTTCTCAAGAAGGAGAACCAGAAAAACTTGGAACTCTTATCAGTCAAGGTAATGCAATTACTGGAACTACAATGACTGTTGCAAATACTTTTTATCCAATTTTCAGTCTTCGTCTTAAACCAAGTTGTCTGGGTGGTGTTGTAATCCCAAGATCAATTCAGGTATCTACCAACGATAACACCAATATCTTCTGGAGATTAATTGAGAACCCAACTTTAGTTGGTGCAGCATTTACTGATCATGCAAACCCAGATGCAATTACTCAATACGATACCACTGCAACTTCTTTCACTGGTGGTAAAGTTCTTTTGAGTGGATTTGTTGTTGGTGGTGGTGGAAGTCAGGTAGTCATTGACGATAAAGCACAACTACAGATTGGTAGAAGTGGTATTGGGACAATTAGTGACATCTATACTCTTGTATGTGCCTCACCTAATACTAACAAAGCAGCTATCGCAGTTATGAACTGGTTGGAACAGAGGTAAATTATTATGGCAGTTGATCATTATCTTGGTAATCCGTTATTAAAAAAAGCAAACACAACCCAAGGATTTACCGAAGAACAAGTTATTGAGTTTGCTAAGTGTATAGACGATCCAGTTTATTTTGCGAAGAATTATATTAACATTGTTACTCTGGACTATGGATTACAGACATTTAATCCATATCCATTCCAGGAAAAAATGCTTGATCGATTCCACAATAATCGATTCAATATTTGTAAACTACCAAGACAGTCTGGCAAATCTACAATCGTTGTTTCATATCTTTTACATTATGCAATTTTTAACGATAATGTAAATATTGCAATTCTCGCTAACAAAGCATCTACAGCAAAAGATCTATTAGATAGATTACAGACAGCATATGAGAATCTTCCAAAATGGTTGCAACAGGGAGTTCTAACCTGGAACAAAGCATCTCTTGAACTGGAGAACGGTTCTAAGATTATCGCAGCATCTACATCTGCTTCTGCTGTCCGAGGTGGTTCATATAACATCATCTTCTTGGATGAATTTGCGTTCGTTGCAAATCACATTGCAGATCAATTCTTTAGTTCAGTATATCCTACTATTTCATCTGGTAAAAACACAAAGGTTATAATTGTTTCTACCCCACACGGTATGAATCATTTTTATAAACTTTGGCATGATGCAGAGAGGGGTAAGAATGAATATATTCCAACAGAGGTTCATTGGAGTGACGTTCCAGGAAGAGATGAGGCATGGAAGAAACAAACAATTGCAAACACATCCGAACAGCAGTTTAAGGTTGAGTTTGAATGCGAATTCTTAGGATCAGTTGATACATTAATTAGTCCAAGTAAACTCAGGAATTTAGTCTATGAGGCACCAGCAATCAGTAATCATGGTTTAGATGTTTTTGAAGATGCTAAGGAAGATCATAATTACGTTATAACAGTTGACGTTGCTAGAGGTGTTGGTAATGATTACTCAGCATTTACTGTAATTGATATAACTCAGTTTCCGCATACATTGGTTGCAAAGTATAGAGATAATGAAATTAAACCTATGCTCTTTCCAAGTGTTATTCTTGAAGTAGCTAAAAATTATAATGATGCTTATATCTTATGTGAGGTCAATGACGTTGGAGATCAGGTAGCTAGTATTCTTCAGTATGATTTGGAATACAATAATTTGTTGATGTGCTCTATGCGAGGAAGAGCAGGTCAAATTGTTGGACAAGGATTCTCTGGCAAAAAGACTCAACTTGGAGTTAAAATGTCAAAGACAGTTAAAAAAGTCGGTTGCCTCAATTTAAAAACTTTAGTTGAAGAAAGTAAACTTCTCTTTAAAGACTATGACATTATCAGTGAACTAACTACTTTTATACAAAAGTCAAATTCTTTTGAAGCAGAAGATGGATGTAATGATGATCTGGCGATGTGTTTGGTAATTTATGCTTGGTTAGTTGTACAAGATTATTTTAAAGAACTAACCGATCAAGATGTCAGGAAAAAGTTATATGAAGAGAAGGAAAATGAGCTGATGCAGGATATGGCACCTTTTGGATTTATTGTAGATGGTTTGGATTCTAATAGTTTTGTCGATGGTGACGGGGACAGATGGTTTACCGATGAATATGGTGATATGTCCTATATGTGGGAGTATCGATGATGGAATTAGACAAGCAGATAAATCTGGGTCATTTATTGCTTGTAGATAGAAGATGTAGAGTTTGTGGAGAGACTAAAAATTTAATTGATGGATTTTATAGAACACGTAAAAAGAGAGGAGCAGTAGCGTCTTCATATTCTTATGAATGTAAAGATTGTACCATAAAAAGAATAGTAAGTACAAGAAAAACTCCAATAAAAAAAATTGAATGGGAATATCCTGATTGGTAAATATTGTTCACTCATGGTTTCCCCCATGTAATTACCCATTTTCCTAAATATTTTCAGATAAACTGAGACTTTACGGAGAAAAACATGGCGACTCCTCAATTATCTCCTGGTGTACTGACTAGAGAGGTTGATTTAACCGTAGGAAGAGCTGACAACGTATTAGATAACATTGGTGGTATTGCAGGACCTTTTGAACTTGGTCCAGTAAACGAACCAATTACTGTTGCTACGGAACAGGAACTAATCAACACCTTTGGTAAGCCACAAACAGCAGATAACCAATACGAGTATTGGATGAGCGCATCATCATACCTATCGTATGGTGGTGTTCTCAAGGTTGTAAGAACCGATGGTGCCAACCTTAAGAATGCCAACTGTGGTGTTGGAACAACTAGCGTAACCAACGTAAAGATTAAGAACTTTGATGATTTTAACGCTAACTATAGCAATACTGCAGCAAATTTTTACTACGCAGCAAAAAATCCAGGAACATGGTCTAATGGATTGAAAGTTTGCGTCATTGATGACCTGGGAGATCAAATCCTTGGTTTTGGTACAACTTCTATTACCAACCTTGGAGCACAGGTTGGTTATGCGGTTACTGTAGATATTAGTGGAAAGGTCATTCCTGGAGCAGGAACAACCGAAGTATTCCAAGGTTATTTGAAAGGTGTCATCACACAAACAGTAGATGCCCCAGAAACTGGATTTAGCTTCATTGTAGTTAAAGTTCATTCTAGAGTTTCTACTGGTGGATCAGAACCAGGAAGACATTTTAGAGTAGATTATACTCAAAACAGCCAATTTAGTTCATTCTTAAAAGATCAAAGAGTTACAATCATTGATCCTAATGGACTAGTTGCTTCTCCAACTGATTCAATTTCTGCGATTGGAATCACTTCATCTACAGCAATTAATGGACAGCAGAGCCAATCTTACATTGGAGTTGCTGGAACCACGGCTGGATCTGGTTCTGGAGCAACCTTTACAATTACAAGAAATAATACAGATGGTAATGTTGCAACTGCAACTATTGTAAACGCTGGACTAGGATACACTGTTGGGGATACGATTTCCATCGCAGGAACTTCAGTAGGTGGTTACAACCTGTCTCAGGGTGTTATTAATAATATTGGATTAACAACTGCCCCTGTTGTTGCACCAGCATCAAATGGTGTTTATCTAGCAGTTGCTGGTGTAAGCACAGTTGGAACTGGTGTATCGTTCAATGTTTACAGAAATTCTTCTGGTGGTATTGGAACTGTTACCATGGTCAATCCAGGTGCAGGTTACAACTCCAATACAGTTGTTACTATTCCTGGAGCATCGATTGGTGGAGTTACACCTGGAGATAACGCAACTTTAACTGTATCATCTTTAAGAAATGATAGAGTTGTTCTTACTGTTGTAAATAGCAATTCTAGACTTCTAATTACAGGACTTGATGATTGGTACAATTCTCAAACGTTAGGTCTGAAGAATTCGACCATTTATTGGAGAACAATCGCACCAAAACCAGGAACATCAAATTATGTTGCTGAACGTGGTGGATATAATGATGAAATGCATGTGGTTGTTGTAGATGATGATGGAACTTTAACTGGAGTTAAAGGTAACATTCTTGAAAAGCATTTGTTCTTATCAAAAGCAAAAGATACTGTATCTGAAGTTAATTCTCCACAAAAAATGTGGTACAAGAATTATCTTGCAAACTATTCAAATTATATCTACGCTGGTGCAAACCAATCAACTCAAAATGATTCTGTTTGGAATACCTACCCAACAGGTATTAATTTCAACCTAGCAGCTTCATCTACAATTTATAACCTTGCAGATCCAAACACAGTATTCAGTGTTCCATCACTACCATCTCTTGTTTGGGATAGAGATTCAAAAGATGCTTGGTTCTCTTCAATTGGTAAAGTTACTTATGATCTTGGAAATGGTAAAAACTACACAACTCAAGGCAACCTAAAATCAACCTTAGGTGATGTTATTGAGTCCTATCAATTGTTTAACAATAAAGAGGATGTTGCTGTTGACTACTTAATTATGGGTCCTGGAATGGATTCACTAAATGATTCCCAAGCAAAAGCAAATAAATTAATCTCTATTGCAGATGGCAGAAAGGACTGCGTTGCAGTCATCTCTCCACATAGAGCATCTGTTGTGGACTTGTCCAATCCAATTGTACAAACAAATAACATTATTGAATTCTTCGGACCACTACAATCTTCTTCTTATGCAATTTTTGATAGTGGATACAAATATACTTATGATAGATTTAACAATCTGTTCCGTTACATTCCATGCAACGGAGACGTTGCTGGTTTGATGGCAAGAACAAATCTTGTTGCTTATCCTTGGTTCTCACCTGCTGGTCAGCAAAGAGGTGTTCTTAAGAATGCTATTAAATTAGCATACAATCCAAATAAAACTCAAAGAGATTCTCTATACTCTGCAAGAGTCAATTCTATTGTCAATCAAAGTGGTGCTGGAGTCCTTCTCTTTGGAGATAAGACTGCACTCGCTTATGCATCTGCATTTGACAGAATTAACGTTCGTAGACTGTTCTTAACAGTTGAACAAGCACTTGAGAGAGCAGCTGAAGCACAACTCTTTGAATTTAACGATCAAATTACAAGATCAAACTTCGTAAACATTGTTGAACCTTATCTGCGTGATATTCAAGCTAAGCGTGGAATCTATGACTTCCTTGTAATTTGTGATGAAACTAACAACACCCCAGACATCATCGATAATAACGAATTTAGAGCTGACATCTTCCTGAAACCAGCTAAATCAATTAACTACATTACCCTAACATTCGTTGCGACCAGAACTGGAGTCAGTTTTGAAGAAGTCGCTGGTAGAGTTTGACCTACTGGATTATTAAATAAAAAGGAGGAACCCTAACAATGGCAAGAGCAATCAGAACTATCACCGACTTCAAAGCAAAACTTCAAGGCGGTGCCGCAAGACCTAATCTATTTGAGGTCAGTATCCCAAGATTCCCAGCTTCTGTAAGTGGTTGGGATGATGAAACTTTTAACTTCCTTTGCAAATCAGCTGCTCTGCCAGCATCAAACGTTGCTTCAATCGACGTTCCTTTTAGAGGAAGAATTTTAAAAGTCGCTGGAGATCGCACCTTTGATGTCTGGACAGTTACAGTTATCAATGATGAGGACTTTAAATTAAGAACCTCATTTGAGCAGTGGATGAACCAAATCAGCAAATTGAACAACGCAACTGGAGCAACAAGTCCAACATCATACATGGTTGATGCGTATGTTCATCAACTTGGTAGAGGACAAACTAAGTTTTCAACTGCAAATACATCATCAACCACAAACACACCTTTGAGGTCTTACAGACTATATGATATATTCCCAACAAATGTATCACAAATTGATTTATCGTATGATACATCAGATACTATTGAGGAATATACTGTAGACTTCCAAGTACAGTGGTGGCAAGCTGAAGGTAATGATCAAACTGCGACTGCTATTACCTAATAAATAGTATAACAGTTTAAACTCTCACTTATAATGGCAAAACTATTTGGATTCTCTATTGAGGATAGTAATAAAAAATCACCAGGAGTGGTCTCCCCCGTACCTCAAAATAATGAGGACGGGGTTGATCATTATCTTACTAGTGGTTTTTTTGGTTCGTATGTAGATATTGAAGGTGTCTATAGAAGTGAATATGATCTAATTAAACGTTATAGGGAGATGGCACTACATCCTGAAGTGGACGGTGCGATTGAAGATATCGTTAATGAAGCAATTGTTAGTGACAGTAACGATAGTCCTGTTCAGATCGATCTCGACAATCTAAGTGCTAGTGATGGTCTTAAGAAAAAAGTTAGAGAAGAATTTAAACATATTTTAGAGTTAATGGACTTTGATAAAAAGTGCCATGAAATTTATAGAAACTGGTATGTTGATGGTAGACTTTATTATCATAAAGTTATTGATTTAAAAAATCCTCAAGATGGGATTCAAGAATTAAGGTACATTGATGCATTAAAAATGCGTCACGTTAGACAGTCTTCTAAAGGTAAAAAAAATGATGGAAGACTTGGACCAAATGGTGAAAAAGATCCTATGGATGCTGGATTCCCAGATATTCAAGAATATTTTATTTACAATGCGTCAGCAAATCAGATAGGGACAATTAATAATAGTTCAAATCAAGTTAATCAAGGGACAAAGTTCTCAAAGGACTCTATTACTTATTGCACATCTGGATTGGTTGACAGAAATAAAAATTTAACTCTTTCATACTTACACAAAGCAATTAAATCTCTCAATCAACTTCGCATGATTGAAGATAGTCTTGTCATTTATAGATTATCTCGTGCTCCAGAACGTCGTATCTTTTATATTGACGTAGGCAATCTTCCTAAAATTAAAGCAGAACAATATCTTCGTGATGTTATGATGCGTTATCGCAATAAACTAGTGTATGATGCAAACACTGGTGAGATTCGTGATGACAAAAAATATATGAGTATGCTTGAAGATTTTTGGTTACCAAGAAGAGAGGGTGGTAGAGGAACTGAAATTTCTACCCTTCCTGGGGGTCAAAATCTTGGAGAATTATCTGATATTAAATATTTCCAAGAAAAGTTATATCGTTCATTAAATGTTCCATCTTCAAGAATTGGCGGACAAGAGGGATTTAATCTTGGAAGATCTTCAGAGATTTTAAGAGATGAACTTAAATTTACTAAGTTTGTTGGTAGGTTAAGAAAAAGATTCTCAAACATGTTCAGTGATATGTTGAGAACTCAACTTCTTCTTAAAAATATTGTTAGTCCAGAAGATTGGGAATTGATGGAAGAGCATATTCAATATGACTTCTTATATGATAATCATTTTGCAGAATTAAAAGATGCAGAATTGATGACAGAAAGATTAAATATTGCTGCGACTGCAGAACCATATATTGGTAAATACTATTCTCAAGATTATGTGAGACGTAAAATTCTTCGTCAAACTGATGAAGAAATTATCGAACAAGATAAACTTATTAAGAAAGAAATTGCTGCTGGAATTATTCCAGATCCAAATGCTCCAATTGATCCAGCAACTGGTCAACCTATTTCTGCAGATCAAAATCTTGGGGCACCAATTAACGAACCAAATTTGGATAGTCAAAGTAACGTTGTAGAACCGCCACAAATTTAAATTATGAATCGTTATCATAGATTTTTAGATATTAAGGATTATATTCCTAATATCGATACTTCAAAGTATCAAACTGAAGGTATGAAATGGCCAGAATTTCATAAGCAACTTCAATTTGAAGATTTGGGTAATGATAAAATTTTACCCTGGTTGAATAGTCTTGGATTTACCTCTCATTGGATAGAATTTTTTTACACTCCACCGCACGATGATGGTGTAATACATTCAGACAATGTATATTATGCCGATTGGGCAAAATTAATATTTCAATTTGGTGCTAAAGGAAGCACCATGAGATGGTGGTCCTCTGATATGGTTTTACGAGTAAGCACTAGTGCAGAACAAGTTTGTTCAACTGTTATTCCAGAACGTAGTCAATACACTGTTGGAGATAGAACTAATGACCATTATCATGGTCAAGTTTTAGTTAGTAGAGAAGAATATTGTAAAAAAGAACATGAAGTAGAGATAGGATCTTGTGGATTAGTGAATGTTGGACCCTTACATAGTTCCCACAATCCGACAGATGATAAAAGATTTACTGTAACTATTGCATTAATTGACAAAAATAAAGATTACGAACATCGTATTTTATGGGATGAGGCAATAGAAACATTTAAACCTTACATAGTTGATTCTTCAATAGACCTTTGCGTCGCAAAATAAACACTGTATGAGGATCATTCTTATCAAATGATTTAAACTCAGTATCCACTTTATACGTGTTATTTTCACAGGTAAGATAAAACGGATATTGAGTTTCTTCATCAAAAATAAATGCACGTTGTAGAGATACAATATCAGTTTTAATTGGAGTCAATACTGATGTTGCTTTCTCTATAAGTTTAAAAATTTCGTCTTTGTTAGTAAACATAAAGGCAAAACTTCCAGCATGTAAAGTATGTCCATGTTTGCCCTTGTTTAGTATCTTTCCAGTTTTCATGTAATGACTTACTGCAGATTCAATTTCTCGGCAATGGTCACCTATTAATCCTTTATCAGATTTTACAAATTCAAATAACGTATCATAAAACGCACGATATGATACATTTAAATTTTCATAATAATGTTTAGCAACTATCTGAGTATAACCAGCAATGTGGAATTGAACAATTAACCATCCATACATATACGCTTGGATCAATTCATCATTTGTCATTGTGTTAGTTTCCGAGATTAACTCAATAGTTTCAGTAACACCATCATAGTCTCGATCATTTCCAAATGATACATAATCTTCTGCCTTGATTGTTTTTATTCCATAAACCTCTCTTGAAGTTGCACTATTTAATTCAGTGTCACCAAACATTTGACAGAACCACACATCAATTGACTCATGCTGACCACATTCAAGAATTTTAGAAAAACCCTCTTTCCAAGTATCTAAAGTTTCTTCTGGTAAACCAAGAATCAATTCAGTATATGTTTTTACACCATATTCTTTACTTTTTTCAATTTGCTCTGATATTTTATTAATACTCATATTCTTTCTTTTAATTGCTTTAAGTGTTGGTTCATTCATAGTTTGTACACTTAAAGTTACACCTCTACTAATATCACCGAGTATTTTTGCTATTTCAAAAATTACCTCTGTAGAATTTTTAGAGTATTGTATGTTTATTGCTTCAAGACTACCTTCATCTGCAGCTTCTCTAAACAACTTTGCAATTTCCAAATCACGTTCCTTGAACATTCCAAAGTTTGCATCAGCATTAAAGATAAATCCAACGTTGTTTTTTCTAGCCCAATCAATATCATCTTTAACTCTTTGAATATCAAAGTGACGAACTTTTGTATATGTTAATCCTCCCCAGTCACAGTAAGTACACCTGTGAGGACAACCTCTATTAGTTTCCATGGTCATTGCCCACAAAACACCTGGGTTACTTTGAATAATTTTATCAAATACTCCAGTTTGATATGGACTTGGAAAATTTAAATCTTCAATTCTTTTTTTTGCATAAATTCTATCAATTTTTTCTTTATTGTTTACCTTCCTTAAAAAATCTAAAAATGCTTCTTCACCTTCAGATACAATAATACAGTCAATAAAGTCATAGTCATTTAACTTATGAGTTGCTTGAGGACCACCAAATTCAACGATACATTCTGGGAATTTTTCTTTGATTAGTTTTGCTATATAAAGATTATATTGCTCATTCCAGACGTAACAACTAAACGCACATACTGCAGGATTATCTAATCTATTAATTAGATCTTCTGGATTTTCTCTTCTGAATATAAGATCTTTTAATTCATAGGAATTTTGAATATCTTCAAATTGTGAACAATATGCCCACAAACATCCAACACTATAAGGTAACCAATAAGTATCCTCTTTTCTAATCTCAACTGCATATTGTGGTTGGAACATGTAGAGATTTTTCATAACTTTACCATAGTATTTTTCGTAAGGTCTTTTCTTTTAATTACAAATAAATTATATCGTTCTTCCTCTGTTCGTTCATTTTCTATGGAATATTTTGTATCTGTTTTTTCCCAAGTATCTAGATCGAATGGTAAAGATTGAGTGTATGGATAATCTATATTTGGATCATATACAAATTTCCGTTGAATGTCAAAAATACTTTCTTCTATGTCAAAAGTGTTACGTGCAAAATTCTCTACAAAGTCTAGTATTTTATCTTTGTTCTCAAATCTGGATAGAGTATCATTCGGCATACCAACTCCCAATCCGTGTCCACTTGAATGATTAGATGGAACTTTTCCAGTATCAAAATACTCCATTATTGCTTTTAAATACTCCCTGAATTCCGTTCCCAAAAATCCAGAATCCTTCATAGTGTATTCATATAAAGACTCATAAAATTGTCTGTAACTTATCCCCAATACGTGACGACAGTATTTTGATAAAATTTGAGTATACCCAACATAGTGAAATTTGATGGTTATCCAAGAAAACATATGGGCATCAAAAAAATCTTTCTTGGACATAGTATCCGTTTCACAAATTAATTCAATATATTCTTTTGTATCATCAAACTCATCATTACAAAATGAGATATAATCTTCAGCTTTTATTGTCTTTATACCATAAGTCTTCCTACTAAATTCACTGCCTAATTCTGCATTTTCAAATACTTGGCAGAACCAAGAATCTACGGAGAAATGTTGTCCATTTTCCATCAACAAATTAATACCATCTTTCCAAGAATCAACAGTTTCTTCTGGCATTCCTAAAATCAAATCTGTATATAATTTTACGTTATGTTTTTTTGCTAGTTCAACATGCCCAGCAATATCTTTTACATGAAGATTCTTTCTTTTAATTGCCTTTAATGTTGGCATATTCATACTCTGAACACTTAAAGTAACTCCTCTTCTAGAATACTCTCCCATAATTTTTGCTATTTCAAATGCTGCTTCATTTGAATTTTTTGAATATTGTAAATCAATGTTGTCTAACATTAAACTATTTTCTGCTGCTTTACGCAACATTTTTGCTATTTCAATATCTCTCTCTTTAAATATGCCAAAATTTGCATCTGCACATAGCACATAAGCAACACGATTTGTTCTTATCCATTCAATATCTTCCGCAACTCTTTCTAGTCCAAATTTATTAATTTTACTCATGGTTGTTCCACCCCAATCACAAAAAGTGCATCTGTGTGGACAACCTCTGTTGGTTTCTAGAATTGCTGCCCAAATAACATCTGGGTTTTTTTCGGATAACCAATCAAAAACTCCAGATTGATATGGACTTTTAAAATCTAAAGATTCTATTCGTGTTCTTTGATGAACTTTTTTAATTGAACTACCAGAATTAATACATCTCAATAAATCTAAAAATGCTTCTTCACCTTCACCAAGTATGACACAATCGATAAATGTATTATCTTCCATCATCTTTGTGGTTACTTGAGGTCCACCAAATTCAATAATACAGTTTGGATACTTTTGTTTTATCAACCTAGCAAGATGTAGATTATACTGTTCATTCCATAAGTAACAACTAAAAGCACAAATTGCAGGGTTATCTAATTTTTCTAGTAATTGTTTTGGATCTTCTCTTTTAAATATAATATCTTTTAACTCAAAAGATTCTGTTATATCTTTAAATTGTTTACAATAACTCCATAAGCAAGCAACACTGTAAGGCATCCAATAGTTTTTAGTGTCCCTTACATTAACACTATATTGAGGTTGAATAAAATATATGTTTTTCATAACGTAGAGATAAATTTATTATGTTGGTCTATTGCCTTCTGATAGAAATATTTATCGTCCCATCGTCTAATATCTCTCTCCATTAAATTGTCGTTGGTTTTACCAAAACTAAAAAAATCATTCAAACTAAAATTATTTTTATCATGATGCCACCATTCTTTATATGCTTCATAACAACATATGAAAGATTTCATTGGATACCATTCATTGATATGGGTTGAACCTTTAAAAAATGGATTAGATGGAATTAATGGTATAGTATATGTATTTCCAGATTGGCATAAAAAATAATCTGGTGTTCCTGCAAGGTCATTAAAAAAATAATTATCTCCTATACCAGACTCCCGATTAATATAAATTGAGTTTGCAACTGTACCCTTAAACTTATATTTTTGATTTACATAAAAAAGATCTAAAAGTTTTTCAACGTATTCTCTTTTTAATAGCACAGGACCAAGAGAATAGTTACTTTGAACAGGATGCAGATAAAATCTAACAATATCTGGACATTCGTGTCCCAATTGCACAGCATCCCAATCATAAGGAAGATATGATAATAAATCTTCCCAAGTAAAGTGCCAGAAGTCTATAAAACTCAAATCATAATCATCTTCCATGATGATTACAGAATCTTCTTCCGTTTCAAAATACCACTTTCTTAGGGTATCAATTAAAAAATAATTATATGCTAAACATCTTTTAGATGCTAATTTTGAGTGAACATTTAATACTTTCTCATTTAAGTATTCTGGAAAACCAAATGGCATTGAAATTTTTGTGAACACAATACCATAAAACTTAAATTGACTTTCCATGTATTTTTGCCGTTCAACTTTACTTTCTAAAGTAAAGTAAAATACTTGTGGAAAATTTTTTAATTTCTCACTACGCATGATGTATTTGATTGATTCTCTATTTATTCTAAATACTAAAGTAATTCATGAGAATGTAATGTCAATGGAAGAACTTCTAGATATGATTGTTGGTGACGAAGCGCCATCTGCAATTTCTGATAAAATTAAAGATTTACTCTACACAAGATCTGCAGAAAAAATTGAAGCACTGAGACCATCAGTGTCAAATTCAATGTTTGATGCTGCTTTAGACGCAGAATAATAAAGAACAATAAATAACTAAATAAAAAGTTTCTTTATTAATGATGATTACAAAAATTGTATCTACACAACAAGATACTGCAACCACTGCTGGCACAGCATCAAGTATCAGTGATGCCACTGCTGTTAGGTTATATAACAATACCGTGGGTGTAGTAACTGTAGGAGTTAGTTCTGAAGTTGGTGCTGCATCTACAAGTTATTTTGCAATGCCTGCAGGATCTGTTGAATTTTTAGCAAAACTACCAACAGATGTTATTTGGACATCATCAGCAATTAGAGCAAACAAAGTAGCATTCACAAACTAAAATGAAACTCATCAGAGAAGAGATCGAAAAAGTTGAAGTTATTACCGAGAGTATCGGTGGTAAAAAGCAAATGTATATCCAAGGAGTCTTTCTCCAAAGTGAGATGGTTAACCGTAACGGTAGAATGTATCCATTCTCCATTATGGAAAGAGAGGTTAAGAGATATACAAATGATTATGTAAAAAAAGGTAGAGCATTAGGTGAACTTGGACACCCTGATGGTCCAACCGTAAATCTCGATAGAGTATCACATAAAATTACTGAATTAAAACAAGACGGTAATAACTTTGTAGGTAAAGCACAAATTCTGCATACCCCAATGGGTAAAATTGCAGAAGCACTTCTTAAGGATGGAGTGACCCTCGGCGTTTCTTCTCGTGGTATTGGATCATTAAGAGAAAATATCAAAGGTGGTTATAAGGAAGTTGGTGAAGACTTCATGCTTGCAACTGCAGCAGATATTGTTGCAGATCCTTCTGCACCTGATGCTTTTGTTCAAGGAATTATGGAAGGTAAAGAGTGGGTTTGGGATGGTGGAATTCTTCGTGAGAAGATTGCAAACCAAACTCGACAGAGAATTGAAGATCTCTCTAGAAGAAGAGAATTGGAAGAGCATAAGTTGAACTTATTTAATGACTTCTTAAATTCTCTTTGACCATATATAGGTAAAAATTCTAATTTAATAAATAAATATAGATTAAATTCATTAAAGGTTAATCGGAGAGTCCAAATGTCTAGTGGTAACAATTTACACGAAATGGAAGCAGGCACAAAGCAATCCTCGACCGCTGTCAATGCAGGTGCAAAGGCAGGGGATCCAATGCAAAAGCTCGCTCCTGGCGCGGTAGCAGGTCAAACAGGTTCTTGGGAAGATCTTGGTGGTCCTACTCCAGAAAATTATCGTTCAGACGATAACTCTGCAGAAATCAAAACCCCAGGTAAAACCCTTCAGCAAGTAAGAAACGTTGTTAATAAGGGTGCTAAGGCAGCAGATCCTATGAAGGGTCTTAAGAAGAGTGATGCTGTTAAGGAAGAGGAAGAAGTAGATTCTGAAGATCTCCTTGATGAAGAAGAAGTATTAGAAGATGAAGAAGTAGTTGCTGAAGCTGCTGAAGAGGACGAAGAAGAAGAAGATGATGATGAAGAGGAAGGTGATGAAGATGAGAAAGAAGATAAGAAGAAAAAGAAAATGAAGGAAGAGGTTGAAGAAGAAGACGAAGAAGAAGAGGAAGAAGAGGAAGAAGAGTTTGACATTGAAGAAGATGTTACTGCTCTTCTAGATGGTGAAGACCTCTCTGAGGAATTCCAAGAGAAGGCACGTACCATCTTTGAAGCTGCTCTGAGATCAAAAGTTACTGAGATCAAAGAAGCACTTATCGCTCAGTATGATGAAGCATACGAAGCAAGACTTGTAGAAGAAGTACAAGAAATCAAATCAGCTCTTGAAGAAAGAGTTGATTCATATCTTGAGTACGTTGCTGAGGAGTGGATCACCGAAAATCAACTTTCTGTTGAGAACGGTCTGAAGTCAGAAATGACTGAATCCTTCCTCTCAGGTATGAAGGATCTTTTTGAAGCACATTATGTATCAATCCCTGAAGATAAATATGATGTTCTTGAGAGCATGGTAGAAAAACTTGATGAAATGGAGACA